TGGCCACTACAAGCGACGGGTAAAGCAGCATTCCCCACAACGCGAACCAAGACATAGCCCGCTGCGCGTCTGCTCGCTCGTGGCTAATCTTCAGTTCTTGCAGTTCTTTGCTGGTGTTCAGCTCTTCGTCTGTGACGATCCCGTCACCATCAGCGTCGTAAGCCGCATATTCACTGTTGGGTTCTAAACGTTTGTTCATTAGGTAAATGCTCTAATCGTGAGATACAACACCGCGACCGCAATGCCGCCCCCAATTACCAACGTCACGCCGCCGACGAGTAGCTGATTCATCAACTTATCCCGCTCTTTTTTCTTTCGAGCTAGCAAAGCCATGTGCTGCTGACGGGCCTGCTCCTGCTCAGCTTTTGCCCGTTTAAAGTCGTCGAGTAGCTTCGGATCTGCCACTAGCAGGAGATCATTTACCGACTGCCAGTGCCGCTCATACTGTCTGCGAAGCATTTGAATCTTGAGTAGGTCGTTCTGACTCAAAGGCTTAAACGTCGATGCTTTTCTATCGACTTCAAACTGATTTAGGGCTTCGCCAAAATCTGATATCAGGCCCATAGCCTGCTGAACACCGGATCCCGTTTCGTTAACTTGGCTTATGACCGAGTTAATCTGACTTAACAGCATCCCAGCGGCGGCTACCGATTCGATAACCACGACTAACTCGGTGGGTCAGGCCAAACCACATCTTCCAATGACGTGACGTGAGAATAATCACTAGGTAAATCGCGCAGTCGTTGCCGATACATTTGCCACTCGCTGCGCTGTTCGGCAGTCAGTGGGGAGTCAGGTACTTGTGTCCAATCTGTACCGTTTAAGCCGAGGTCTCTTTGTTGCCGCAATTCAAACATTACGACGGCTGTTTGTTCAGTTGCGCTCGACTCGGGTTTATCTACAATCACCCCGTCGACAACGCACTGGATCGCGTCGTTTGCTGCACCCTCCATAATTAATTCGCTGCCGTGACACTGGAGCGCAAACACCTCGTCAGGACAACTACCAGTGCGAAGAATCGTCCCTTCACTGTTGTAGATAACAAAGCTCTTCATTTCTTCGTTTCCAATGATCGCAAAAACGTATGCTCTAAAACCTCTTGATAACCCCCTTGCCCTAGACCCGCGCCAAAATAAATTTTCAGTGTATAGGTGTAAGTACCCGCTGACGGAGTATCTCGGATAAGAAACGGGCCATAAGGAAGCAGATTGGAGGAGTGATACATAAAGCCGGAGGCAAATAAAAATGTTGTGCCGCGCATAATTGCCACTTTGCCTAGGAAAGCGCTGCCTGAAGTCTGCGCTATGTATGAGGCAATCAACTCTATGGGTGCGCCAGACGCTGCGTGTGTCACACTTTCAAGTGTGTAATATCCATTTGAATCAGCAGAGCCTAAAGACCCCATAGACACCCCTGACACAGAGCTTGATCTGCTGCGTTGGGCTGCTGTGCTGGCTGAAACAGGGAACGTAACCGCTTGGTCTTGGATTTTTAGCGTACTGACCGCTAGGTTTTGAATCTTCGCGTTACCGACACCAAGATCTTTAATAATTACTGTTGGAACACCACCTATGTTTTGGGACGTAATCGTCGAGTTATCGAGCCTGATCTTGGAAGCATCAATGGTGTTTGTGCCGATTCGATTTGCTGAAATAGTTCCTGCGGTAATCTTGTCCGCATTTAGAGCGCCGATCTTTGCAGAAGCAATTGACCCGTTCTTGATGAAAGCATCAGCCATGTAAACGCCTGCGGCGACTGACTCACCGTTCAAAGTCGTAGCACTAGCCTGTACAACAAACGGTACAGTCGCAGTAGCGGTATTTGACCCGCCTCGCATAATCGCAAACCGATCAGCGTTGACGATGAACTCGCTTATGATATTTCCCGCTGAATTAGCCGTACTCGCTAATCCATATCCAGCTACTGCGCCGTTGTTGTCGATCTTCACAACATACTTAGCCTCAAGACCATTAATGCTGGAGGCTTGTGTACTAATCGAGGCAGTGTTCGTGCCGACAGTAGTTTGTAGAGTGGTAATCGAGCTGCTCAAAGCTGAATCCGCACTGGCTCTTGTTGTTTGCTCTGAACTGAGTTGAGCCGAGGTAGCCGCGCCGTTAGCCGTTGTTTCTACAGCGCCCATGCGCGTCAGTAAGCTGTTACCGCTGTAGGTACTTGAGTATCCAGTAAATGTTGCAAGCGGATCGATCTTCGCAATCGGAGTGGAGAGCGAACTTGCTAGCTCGCTAGTAGTAATCGCCCCAGCCAAGATCCCCAGCTGATGGGCTACATCTGTAGCCGTAGCCGCTACCGTTCCAGAAGCAGAGTTAAACGGCCCCGCAAGACCGTCAGTGTTTACGTGCCGCACCCAATAATAACGAGTCTGACCTGAGCCAACTGGGTCAACAAAAACTCTACCAGTCTGAATGCCTAACAAAGTAGCGTCGCCAATCACATCAGACGTATGCACATGTACTTCGGTGTGAGAATGATTGGAGTAAGCGGGGTAACTCCAATTCAGAATAATCTGGCTGTATGCGCCGTTAGCAGTAAACCCAGTCGGGGCTGGTGGGACAGCTAGATCAACCAAAGACGCTCCGGGCTGCACAAAACCGACGTTTCCGCTGCGGTTCGGGTCAAATGGTGACGATGCCAGCTCTGTAGCCAGACCGCTATCGATCAATTCCCGCATCGTTACAGCACGATCTCGGGGGTCACCGCGACGACCAAGACGGATCGAAACCACCTGCGATAACGTTTCAAGGTATTTACGTAGTTCCGGCGAGGCACCCGCTGGGATAGCAGGCAGCGCTGGGACTTGGGTAGGCGTATTTGTACGTGTGTTGCTGTTAGCTCCCACGGATCTCGTCCATGCTTTGCGCTAAACAGATCTCGTTGATTGTCACGGCTCCAGAAACTTCCACCTCCCACTCGGTAGCAACGGTGGCGGGCAGCCTCATAATAGGCTCGCGTAGCGTGCCATTAGCAATCCCACTGGGAGTGCTCGTAACTTGAGTGTAAACACCGGAGGATTCGGACAGTTGGTAGTGCGCGATCAAAGCCCCGTCACCATACACTTTGATTGTCACAGGATAGTTTTCAGCGTGAACAGACACCCACGCCATACTCACTGGACTAGGTGTAGTGTACTTCTTGGTCTTAAACGTCAGGGTCTTGCTATCTGTACCACCACGGTACTTGCGGATTTTGTTACCCTCGATGACATACAGCTGCCCAGACTTCGGATCTTCAAACCCACCGCGTATCTCATTTGACAGCGTGATTGTGGCGAACGCTGCTTCGCTTGCACGAGGGTCATACACCCAGCCGCCGAGCGTGCTTCCGTCTTTGTAGAAAGCAACATACGTACCTTCGTGTCGAAATGCGCGGATCAGCGTTGGGCGGAAATCGTTGTTCCACTGCTCAACCGAGATTAGACCGCGTGACACAACTTCGCCCGTCGTACTAGAAACGGCGACCAGCCCGTCGGGGGCTGCGTATAAAACGTACTCCCCCATATCAACAACCGAGTTCTTGTTGACGCACGCTTGGGCCAAGTCCACGCGAATAGGAGTTAGAGCCGCTGGATCGGTACCCGTGATGAAGTACGGGGTGCCATTTGTCAGCGCAACCACACCATTACCTGTTGCGGCTATGTCGACAATGTCTTCTTCTAATGTAATCCGATACTGAATCGGCCATGCGTGAGGCAAGAATGGCTCACTAAGACAGAAACGTTTACCAGAAAAGCCGGCCATAACCCCGTTACCAACTGCTGTGAGCCCTAACATCGGGCCATCGGGGTAAAGAGAAGTGTCATCGTCGGGTGGCCCGATCCAAGTGCCACTGGGCAATACCTCGGCCAAAGCCGAAGAAGCCGTTGTGTCGCTGTAGGTTATAGAGGACAGCCCAACTTCAGCTACAAACTGAAAGTCAGTAAATTGCGAACCGGTATTGCTTCGGTATATCCGCTTCTTTGCTGCTGCGCCGAAAAAGTAATTACCTGAAGGTGTCGCGCTCGTCGGCATACTTACCGTCACCGTCTCGCTGCTTGTGACGTCTAGTGTGGTCGAAGCAAGACTCGGCGGGCCTTCTTCCCCTAAGTCCGTTACTAATGTGTACACATAAGCACGAGTCTCGGGCGTTTCGGCTCCCGACACAGAACCGCTTTTGGCTATGGTTGGCGCGGCTGTTGGTGCCGGAACTCCAAGCCTGTAGCTCACCACAGGGTATCCACTGCCGCCACTGATCATAGAAGCGACCGTTCCCACCCGAGGGTAATCGTCACCAGTAAAATACAGGCGCTCGTTAGTGTCGTTAGGGATGGGGCCAGGGACTACATCAACACCGTCTTCTGACCACTCAAGCCAGTTTGTATCGCGGTAGTAATAGATCGAACGGCGAGAGCCGTTCTGCAGGGTGTACGTATCGCTGTCCTGCTTAATAGGAACAAGCCGACCGGACTCAAAATCTATGTTTTGAGAAGTCTGCCCAAACTGTTCGCTTATCAATCTGGGAGCTACCCCAGGCGCGATACCCGAAAAACGTGTGTTCTTAAAATACGCCATGCCTACCTCAAAAGTAACGTGACGATGATGCCGGCCATACCAGCCATAAGGCTAAAAGCAGCTACAAACATATTGCTGCTGATAGTTGCTAACTGCGACTCTATGGATTCCAACCGATTAAAAATTGTTTTCGACCGTTCTTCACACATAGCTTCATGCGCGGTTAGCCGCTGTACAGCCTCAAAATATCGTTCATCGTCACGTTGCGTCGGCATAGGAGTCGGCATCAGTTTCTTCACCTTCTTTCAAAGAAGTTGAAATCATATTTGCCAGTGACTTCATAGAGACCTCATGGATCGTAGCGCTGCGACGGGCCGCTAACATTGCTTCCATCGCTTCGTTATGAAGTGCAATAAGCTCTTTTACCTGATCGCTCAGGCCAGACACTGGATAGGACACGTTGTCCACAATGATCGTTGTTTCTTGTTCGGTGCTATCTTCAGCCATATCAACTTTCCTAGTTTTTGATCCGCAATAGTAGCATTTGTACTATTTGTCGTACATAAATTAAAGAACTACTTCCGTCTGTGCAGCGTTATA